AATCTATTGTATATCCAATGTTCTTTTGTAACTGGGTTTAATATAAGTATAACCCTATTTTTGTTTTTTAGGTTTCTAACTGATAAGTCTATTTTGTCAAATATGTTTTCATCAACAAGTTCTTCTGCTTCATCCATTACCCAAGTAGATATATTGGTAAGTGATTTTAGATTTGCAGTTTGATCACCACTTGATGTTTTGATACCTTTGAATATTATCTTACTTCCAGATAGCTTATTTATTATTTCGTTTTTAGTTATATAGAAATGGTCTTGTAATTCAAGTGTTTCTATTTTGTCTATAAATTCTGGTATGATAGATACGTATGCAGATGATAAAGTAAACCTTGTAAATAGAATTGTATGCCCAGCTTCAAATGTTAAAAGCAAAAGCAATAGGTTAATTGAATAAGACTTACCAGAACCTCTACCACCAGTTACAATAAAATATCTTGCATCTGATGTTTTTATTGGTTCGTACTTTAAGTTTATATCTATCACTTAAACCTTATAATATCTTTAAAGTTTATATTGAAACCCTCGCTTGAATTTATATCTACTGTTTCTTTTGGTTTACCATATCTGTAACCAAAGTATAAAGACATTGCACGTGAATCACCTTTGAAGATTTGTTTGCCTAATGTTTTGATCACCTCATCATTGTCTATAAGATTATCTAACTTTTCAATTAGTTTTAGTTCATCAGCTTTCTTTGGTCTACCAGCACCCTCTCTTGCACCTCCGTTATTTTTTCTTTTATCCATATTGATAGTATTTTGTTTATTCAATTATATAACGTATTAAATCTTTGTTTTTAGTTTAAGTAATTTTTTAAACAGTTCTTTTCTTATTTTACCATTAGGTAGTTTATCAATAAGTTGTTGTAGTCTTTGTATTTGTTTTTTCATATCAAAAGTCTAAAGTTAATGTTACTATAAATAAATATAGTTTTATAGTTCTATAATTATATTCTTCTGTTGCTTGTAAAAACTCCCACCCTAACATAAATCTATCGTGTGGGTAGTGTAATTGTATTTCTAATTCCCAATCCATATTTTATTTTTTTATTTAGTTTTAATTTAAGTAATTTTTCAAACAATTCCTTTCTTCTTTTACCATTAGGTAGTTTATCAATAAGTTGTTGTATTCTTTGTATTTGTTTTTTCATATCAAAAGTCTAAAGTTAATGTTACTATAAATAAATATAGTTTTATAGTTCTATAATTATATTCTTCTGTTGCTTGTAAAAATTCCCACCCTAACATAAATCTATCGTGTGGGTAGTGTAGTTGTATTTCTAATTCCCAATCCATATTTTATTTTTTTTATCTTAAAGTTGCTCTTGCATCAGCTACTGTTGGTTCACCAATAATTATATCATATACTTCTTCACGCTGCTCATCTTTACGTTTCCATTCAAAAGACTTTAGTACAAGTTCAGCACGTTCATCATATATCTTTTTTTCTTCATCAGATAGTTTTCTGTACTCTTGTTCATTAAATGTTAGGTTATCGGTTATTGAATCATATAGTCTATTTTTTAATGATTCTTTGTATGCTATTAAGTCATTGTATTTTTCTTTTAGTTTATTGTATTGTTCTACATCTTTATAATAACTATTTACTTTTTGACCTAATACATCTATTTTATATATATCATATAGTTTAGCTAAATTTTGTTTTCGCATTAGTTCTTCAAATAGTTTCTTTGAGTGTAATACTGTTGCGTGATCCCTATCTACTATTTTGCCTATTTTTTCTAATGACCAAGTTGTTGTTTCTGTTGCTAATTTAAAATACAATGTTCTAAACAATACTACTTCTGCTTTTCTTGACCTTGTGCTTATATCATATCCAGCACATTTGTCTATATAGTTTTTTATTCTGTTTAGTTCTATTTCGTGTTTTGGTATTTCCATTAATTCGTTCTTAATTTTAAAAGGTTATAGCACTCTATGTATTTTTGTTTTGCTTTTCCTTTATATTGTTCTTTAAATAATTCGTATAACTTTTTTGTGTATTGGTAATGTGTTTGGCAATCTGCAAAATACTTTTGTGCAAACCTTACACCTTTACCTTTAAAGTAGTTTACATTATCAGCAGTATCACCTACAATCATTTGTTCGTAAAAGTTATACAATGCTTCATCTTCTGAAATATCTAATACTTCTTTGTGCTTATAGTGATAGTTGTATATTAAAGCTGGGAATTGTTTGTAGTCTTTATCAATAGATACTATCATTACTTCATCTCTACCTAATTCATCTGTTAGTTGTTTCCAGTACCTTGCAACCATATCATCAGTTTCAATACCAAAACCATATACTGAATCGTAATGGTCTTTTACAAATTGGTGCATATCGTGTAATAATGGTGGTAGTTCTTGTTTCTTTCTATTGGCTTTATACTTTGTTGTGATTAGTTTTCTAAAGTTGCCCTTTGATCCACTAAAGGTTATTACCTTATCTATTTGGTACATTTCCTCAAGGTGGTTTACTATTGACATATATTGTTCATCAAACTTTGCCCTTGCATCTTCTATATCTGTATAGTATTTTTCATCCTCTGGGTGTTCTCGTTTCTTATAACAAGCAGCGAATATTAAACTATCTGCATCTACTAATAATATCATTGTTTTACTGTTAGTTTTAAATAGTTTTTGTTTTGTGCTGGTCTTACTTGATATGTTATTGTTATATCAGTTATTTCTTTGTCTTGTTCTGTGAATTGTTCTATTTGCTCTTTTAAGCCATTCCATACTGCGTTACTTACTTTCATCTGAATAAGTTTATTAGTATGTAGAAAAAAGTAAAGTACCAAGACCATTGACATACTATTGCCAATCCAGTTATTATTGTTTCTAACACCTCTGCAAGTTTTACATACCCTTTATTACGTAAAGCATAAAAGGTAGGTTCTGCTGGTATAAAGAAACTTAATATAATTAATCCTATTGCTATCTGTATCATCTTGCATATATTTCGTTAAGTTCATCATAAGCATCGCATTTTGTTCTTGCAATGTCTACTGCTATTTCACTTTTTAAAACTCCTAATTGGTTTTTTAAATATGTGTTATCTAATGTTGTTGCTAAATCAATTAAATGTTGTAATCGTTTTGTGTGTTCCATTTTGTTTATGTTTAGATTAATATCTTAAATTTACTTTTTCTCTGCTTTTATAATTATATATATCTTCTATTAAAAGTTTATATTGAGAAACGGATGTGCAATCTTGTAGTTTGTTTTTCTGAAATTTTAATTTATCTAAAAATTGCATAAAGTTAAAATTATCATTTTTAAAAAGACCAAGCATAGTTCCAATAAATGTACTTCTTCTGTAACCATCATAGTATGGTTGAATCATTTTTAACTTATCTGCATTTTCTTGTGCAAGTTTAAAGTCTTTTCCTTTCCAAGTTCCCTCCTCAAAAACTTCTTTTATATTAACTGGATTTTTTAATGATGGTCTATATTTATTACTAATATCTGATGCCTTATGACTTACTCTATTTGAACACATAGCAATACAATTTGTTATATTAAATACTTTATTATAATTAATAAATTCTTTTAACTTAACATAAGATTCAATACCCATAGACGCATAGCCATCCATAAAATCTTTTTTACTCCAATTCTTTTGGTTAAGGTTTAATGTTTGAACCTCTTTTAAACCATAATTTTTTGCTATAATATAATAAATAGATGAATCAGCTAATTTAGCAGCAGATAATCTGTTTTGTCCATCAATAACTTGCATTTTTTCATTTACAATAATAGGATTCTGCAATATTCCATTTTGTTTAATACTTGTAGATAATTTCCTAATGTGCATTGGATTAGTTGGTCTGTTACCTACTATTGGTTTAAAAATTTCTAATTTGTTTGTTTTGTAAACTTTGTTTACTTCTTGATTTGTTTGGTTAAAATAACTCATTTTGTTTTTGTTTTAAATTAATAATAATCAAATATACTATTAATTAAGTTATAAACAAAATTATTGATAACTATTCATTCAAGTTAATTCTAACTGCATCATTTTCCTTTAGTAAATAAACATCTTTAAGCAGTCTTTTTTTTGTCCACATTGTAGTATCTGGACAATATTTCTTTTCAGTCTTTGGCATCTCTAATGTATTTAAGTAATACATATAATTTCCTTTTGGATCGTTTACAAAATAAATCTTTATTACATCTTTGTTCAGCTTCATTAAAGCATCGTATTTATCTTTTTCCAGCATTTTGGTTTCATAGTATGTTTTTCTAAATTTCATCTCTATAACACAATCAAAACCTTTTGGTGTTTTACCTTTAGCATCGTATCGTTCCATACCCTCACCACTCCATTCTAATTCCCAACCATCAAAATTAAGAAGCACTACCATTGCTTTTTCAAGCTGGTGTATTTTATTTAATACCATTATTCCATATTACGTTTAAATCTTTTATCCATTGTTTTATTGTTCTTGGGTTACAAGTACAAGGTTTGTAATAGTTATGTTTGTGATATTCTGCGTGTAGTTTACACACCAATTCAAATTCTTTGTTAGTAATGTGTTGTTTTGTACCCATTCTAAAGTTTTCCCATTTTGCATAGTCTTGCTTATTAAATTTTACCATCGGTCAATTTTTATTTTATTTAATTTTTTTCTACGTTCATTGCACTTGCATTTAGTTCCTCTGTATTTATGCCAAGTATCAACAAGGTATTTTATACCAGTATATTTAGTAATGTAGTAAATAAGGTTTCCTAATTTCATAATAATTTTTTTAGTTTATCTTTTACTTTGTTGTAGGTATTATACAATGAATAGTATTGTATGTATGATTTTCTACTAAATTCAGCTATGCTTTCACCACTATTAATTATTTCAAATACTTTACGATCATACCAAAACATATTATCTAATTCATTTTTTATAATTGCGTATGCTTTATCGTAATCAATATCTGAAATAGACTTATCAATATCTACATCTTCAATATTAATAATAGTAATGTTTTTTTCTTTGCGTTTTAAATCGTAAAACAATGACCTTAAAGTTTTAAATATATAGTAGTAGTTTACCTCATCTTTATACATAATATCCAAACCTTTATTTAGTTTTTTATGTATCTTAATATACATTTCTTGTACTATATCTTCTGATGTTTCTGCTGGACAACCAAAGCTGGTAACTATCTCTATCCAAGTTTTGTGCTTTTTAGCAATAAGAATCATTGTTTTTTCTACCATTATATATCTAAATTGTTTTTATAATCTCCAACAATATATGGTGTATCATCTTTTACTGAAAATGTAAATGGTTGAAAAGGATAACCCCTACTTCTTCTGCATCTTACAATAGTACCATCACCAGATGCTTCAAGTAACATTTGTGTTTCTGCTTTTTTTTCAAGTGATGAACCTAACCAACCAGTTGGTTTTTCAGTTCCATAATTGCTATGTATAACAGTCATAATATGAACATTATATACTTCTGACCATTCCATAAGTTTTTGAACAACAAAATTACATTCTTCAATATTGTTTACATCGTTAACCATATCTGCAATACCATCTATTAGAATTAAACCTAAATCTGGTTCTTGTTTTAATTTCCAACCTATCCAAGATAATCTATCTTTTGGACTGTATTGTCTTAATGCGTATGTATAGTAGTTGTCTTTATCTTTTGACATTAAGGCTACACGCTTAAACACTCTGTTTGCGTGGAATCTTCCTTGCTCTGTATCAATATGTAAAACCTTTTTATTATCCCTATGTCCTCTTATTGCTCCTTTGTTTTTTGTTTTGTTACTTAAATATATAGATGCAAGTAAACTCATAAAGTAAGTTTTCATTGTTTTTGGTGGTGCTTGTAAAAAACTTATATTTCCATAAGTACCTATTGGAATTGGATATGTTTCTTTTCCTTTGCTTGTAATTAAATTAAATGATCCACAACTTAAAGCAACTGGTGGATAAGTAATTTCATCATTTGGGTTTACTTTTGCGTTTTCATTTATGTATTCAAAATAATGTAATGCTATTTGTTCTTCTTCTGTCATTTATAAATATAGTAATTTTTGTTATAAAAAAAAGGTGTTAAATTAATAACACCCTTTTAAAGTTTTTAATTTAAAATGGTAAATCCCCACTTTGTTCATCTACTGCCAATACTGGCTCGTATGCTTTAGGTTGTTCTGCTTTAAAAACTGACCAAGCAGATAATTTAGAATAGAATTTATCTTGCCATTCATTGCACTTAACGTTGAATTTAACATCTACCATATCATTTAGCTTTGTGTATTTAGTAAAATTTTCAACTTTTTCTTCACCAAATATTTCAAAACAATATAGATTATTGTATTCATCATTTGTTTTTACTACAAACTCTAACTTTTGCCATTCTGCTCCAGCTTTAGTTGTTCCTTTTAATACTGGTAGTATCTTATCTACTTTACCAGTTACTTTAAAATCACTCATATATATATAAATTTAGTTAATATTCTTTTGTTTAAAATCTTCGCTTTCATCTTCACCAAATACACCAAGTTCATAAAACCCAGTTAGTTTTAATACTGCTCTTGATAAAGCACGTTTCTCTGCCATCTCCATTACGTACCAACTGTTGGTGTTACCCTCTTTAAAACTTGCACCTTTATAAGCTG